CTAATTTTTTGTTAAAAAATTAATTGTTATTTTGCTATGAGGGTCTACAATTAAGTTTTTAAGTACTGATCTCCAAACAAATCTTTTTTCTTCTTCATCGAAATCACGATAAGTACTTTCTATATTTTTGTTAAACCAATTTGATTTAAATACTATAGTTTCCTTAGGCTTGACTTGAATCATCATCTGTTCAAGCTCTTTTCTATCTTTCTTATATTCGTCTAAACTTATAACCTCATTAAGATACGCTTTTTTTAACCGTTCTATTTTCTTTAGTATTTTTGAATTATTGTTTTTTTCAGGAGCAGAAACTGCTATTTTCTTCTGTTTAGCTTCAAAGTTTTCCGCGTCTGCTTTAATGTTGTTTAATAAATACTCTTCAAGTATCTCTTCAGCTATATTTATCTTATTTGGGCATTTATTTCTTTTATAAGTGTTTCCGTTACAACGGTATACTTTTTTTGTATAATACATCACTGTGCCATCTTTTTTAATATATTTTCTTTTTCGATAACGTCCAGTCATTTTTTTACCGCAACAACTACATACTACCAGTCCTGAAAAGATATAAGTACGTTTTGCTATAGATGAAATATTTTTATCTAATAGATTTTGAACCTTCTCAAAGGTTTCCTTATCTACTATGGGAGGACAATAATTTTTGTTACCAGAAACTTCACCTATATATTTTCTATTCCTTAACATGTGCTTGATTGTTCGAGAACTTCTTGTAATATCATATTCATTGAATAGATATTCAACAGTTAGGCGTATACTGTTGTGAATAGAATAATGTTTAAAAATGTCTTTTGCTATAGGTGCATTTTCGTTAGGTATTAACTTCTTATCACAGATTTTATAACCAAAAGGAACGCTACCAGTTACCACTTCTCCCTTTCTAATTTTGTTTTCAAATACTGCTTTGATACGTTCAGATGCCATTTGTGCTTCTAATTCAGCAAAACTCATTGACTGATTAACAAAGGAACGCCCATAAGCAGTATCAGTATTGAAAAATGGTTGTGAAACGGCAAGCCATGTTACGCCAGAATTATCTAATATTTCTTGAATATTTAAGTAATGACGTAAATTTCTAAACCATCGATCTAATTTGGTAAACAAAATAATATCTATTCTGTTCTTTTTTATATCTTCTAATAAGCGTTGAAATTCATCGCGGTACAATTTTTGTCCTGAAATGCCGTCATCAATATACGTGTCAATGATTGTCAAATTGTCTTGAGTACTTACATAATCTTTTAAAGTAGCTATTTGTGCGTCTAAACTATCCCCGTGTTTTGCTTGTTGATCAGTAGAAACCCTAATGTATAACGCTGCTCTCTTTAGCATAAACGAATCCCCCTATCTTATTTAAAAACTACTCTTGGTCTTTCTCAACATTAAGCTTGTTTAATTGTAAAAATAACTGAGCATAATCAGATTTAAGTTCTTGGTATTCTTTTTCAGTAAATCTATGACTAGGTCCTGTACGTAAACTTAAGTTAATATATTCAATATTTAACTCTTCGCAAAGTCTTTTTTCTACTTCATATTTATTCATAATATCCCTCCTTAGAGAATGTATGTTCTTTTTTTGTAAGAAGAAAAGTCCGAGGGTTAAAATTTATATTTATTTCTTAGCTAACCACGAACTATTCTTCTATAAATTATTTTTTTAAACAGATTGGTCTTTAATAGAATACTTTTAAGTCTAATACAAAAGTTCTATAATATAACTTTTCCAATAATTCTAATTTTTTCATTTTCTAAAATTCTATCTTCATATTTGGTATTGATTGATCTCAAAATAATTTGTTTATTTGAGTAGTCTTTAATTACTTTCTTACATGTAACACCATCATTATCAATTTCTACGATTGCAATTTCACCATTTTCAACATCACATTGTTTTTTATAAAAAACAATGCTTCCATCTTTAATTAGCGGTTCCATTGAATCTCCCTGAATATTAATAGCACAATCTGCTCCTTCCGGTACGTGTGCGAAAGAATGCTGTTCAACGTCTATATCTCCATATTCTAGAACTGCAGGATTTGCTGCGGTCTTTCCGACCAATGGAACAACTTTTCTATTGCGTGATTCCGTTTCAAAGTTTTGCTTATCTAATTCTTTCTCGGCAAATATTAATACATTTTTTTGTCTTTTAGTTTCTAACTTAGCTGAGGTTTCATTTATTTTCGTTAATATTTGAGAGAGGGGTTCTTCTTCAAATCCTAATAGGTATTCTGGACTTGTTTCTAAAGCTTTGGCAAAATCAGATATCTTATTAACAGGGAATTGTCTTGTTCTATTTTCGTAACGTGACATTGCGGACTTAGCTATCCCTACTTTTTCTGCTAATTCAGTGGATGTCATTTTTTTCTGTTTGCGCAAATCTGTAATTAATGTCATGATCTCATCGTTTGTTCTCAAATTATTCACCTCCTAAGAGAATAATACTAATAAAGTTCCCAATAGTCAACAAAAAATGTTCTAATTCGGCACAATTAGTTGACAATCGGGAATTGTCGATATATCATTAAAGCACATTCATGGATGAATAAAAATCAAGGAGGGAATTATTAATATGGAATTTGAACTCAATCGTTTAAAGGCTGAAAGGATTGCTAAGGGTTATTCGCAAGAAGAATTAGCAAAAAAATTAGGTTGGACCAGAAGTATGTATACAAAACGTGAAAATGGTGCAGTTTCATTGGGAGTTGATGAACTAGCAAAAATAGCAACAGCATTAGAAATGCCAGAATCTAGAATATCTATTTTTTTTAATCGTTGAGTTCCCGAATGTCAACAAAGGAGGAGGGAAGTGTGATATGAATCAAAAGTCGTCAGAAAAAGTAGATATCGATTTATTGGCACAAGCTTTTGCTGATGTTTTAACGCGACGTACTGGCATACAACATGTTTGTAAAATAAAAAGTAAAAGTGAATCTAAGAAAAGTGAAGGTAACAATTATCAGAAAGAAGCTAACTAAAACTTGTAAATATGGGGAATGCAACAAATACAAACAAAATAACTAAGGAGGCAGAACATGAATAAAAATAATGTAAAGCAAGACTTAACCACTCAAGAAATTGCAAAATTGATTATGGAAATCAAACTTGGAATTTTACAACAATTAGAAAAAGCGCTTGACCAGGCTATAAAAGAGAAAAACTCCACAATGGTTGCAGCCATTGCAGAGATTTTGAAAAGTTATTGATTTTCATTTGTTAAATTTTCAGGCAATTCGTTATTTGTAATAGTCTTGAAAAAGTCTAGATAGGCTTGAGCAACTTCTTTAGTTGTAACAGGATTACCTTTCACAGAAGTTCGGCCAATTTCATTTGATATTTCAGAATTATGTGCTAACCATGCGACTACAAGGTCAACAGCTAATTCGTTTTTTCTTTTATTAGTCTGTTCCAATATTTTCACCACCTTATGAATTATTTCAGCAGACCATTTGCTGATAAGAAAATTATACCAGAAAGGAAATAAACAAATGAGTGAATTAAAACCATACTATGCAGAAATGTCTAAAGAAGAGTTAATCAAAATAATTGAGCATCAACATCAGGAACTTCTAATTATTGATGCGATAAAAAATGAATACAAAAAGCATTTAGAGCAAGTGATTGTTTATCATTCAGTAGAAAATTATCGTGATACAGTCCGAAAAAATAGAGAAGTAGCTGTAACTACTCCTCAAAAAAACTAACCGTGATGACAAGGTTTACAACAATAATAACAACCATCGAACTTAAACCCTCTGCCAGCGTTGGCTTCTTCAAGCGACTGAATAGCTGCATGGCAAGAAGAATATTCGCCCACTACCAATTGTCGTTCTGTAGATGGTAGGTATTTACATGTTGAAACATGCACTTCGTGTAACCCCTTATCGTCTGCTTGTTTGTTACAAATATAAGTAAACATAATATTTTTCACCTCGCTTTCAAAATAATTATACCAGAAAGGAAGTAAACCAAATGACAAATTTAGTAATTATGAAAAACCAGCAAGCAGTAACAAGTAGTTTACAAGTTGCAGAAACTTTCGGAAAAGAACACAAAGTTGTTCTAAAAGCCATTGATGAATTAAAAGAGGGGGTGGCACAAAATTATGCCGACCTATTTTACGAAGATACCTACATTCATCCACAAAACAAACAATCCTATCGCCAAGTTATCATGAATCGCGACGGCTTCACTTTATTAGCAATGGGGTTCACTGGTCAAAAGGCATTGCAGTTCAAACTGAAATATATTGAGGCTTTTAATCAAATGGAAAATCACATCAAGGAACAATTAGATACGTCAACTTTAAGTCCAGAACTACAATTCATGAATAGCGTAGTCCAATCACTCGCAAAACAAGAAATAGCGAACAAACGTCTTGAAAACAAGGTAGATAACATCACGGATATTATCGCTTTAAATACAACTGATTGGCGCAAAGAATGCCGTAGCCTGGTTAATAAGATGGCAAAAACACAAGGTGAATTTGGTGCTTATCAAGAAATACAAACAGCGATTTATAACGAAGTAGATCGTCGAGCTGGCTCATCGTTGAAAACACGTTTAACCAATTTAAAAAATCGCATGGCATACGAAGGTGCTTCGAAAACCAAAATCAGGAATACAAATAAATTAGATGTCATAGACAATGACAAACGACTAAAAGAAATCTATTTAGCAGTTGTTAAAGATTTTGCTATTAAATACGGAATCTGGAAGGAGAATTAGGATGGATATTGAAGAAAAACGAGCAGTAAAGGAATTCTTGAGTACTATCGTTTCAGAAGAATCAGCCAACCAATTGGTAAATCTGGAAGGGCAAAATTTAAACGATGTGTACTATACGTTACAAGAACAAATGGAATACGAAGGTCTTGCTCCTGAAGAACCGACAGTAAAAAGTGTTATTAATGAAATTCGGGAGTTACTAGAAATTAATCTAAGTGATGATTTTGGGATTAAAGACTATCAAGACCTTATTTATCAAAAAGTAGATATGTTAAGTAGCATATTAGGTATCGAATAGGAGGGAATTTGAAATGAATGAAGAAGGAAAAGAAAAAATACGCGAACTAGCGTTGGAAATTGTAGAGATATTAAAAGAACAAAGCAACCCTAATACAAAAATTGAAATCAGCATAGACAGAATCGAACAGACAAGTGTTGACTGGTCAGAGCCAACACCTGAATGGAATTAATTAGTATCCATGTCTGTAAGGGTATCTTTTGATGTTTTGATGGTAGTAGCTGCCCTTTGAAGGGGACGACATTAGACCATCGTAGACATATTGAGGTACACCTAAATGCGTGTATGCTCCGTTGTGGAATTGGACCGTCAGCTCTTGGCTAGAAGAGTCATATCCTGCAGCAACCATATTGCTAGAAGAAACAGGAATCATATCCATGCTATTCACCGCCTTAATTTATTTTAGCACAAACATGCTAATAACTAATTATATCAAAATTTGGTAATCAGAGGAGAATTTTAAATGTCTAAAGAAAATATCCAAGATAAATATCATGAATCTTTAAAGGAACGGAGTATCACAGACCCATACAAAGAACTAGCTGAACGTCTCAACGGAGTCAAACAAAGTTAGGAGTGTCAATGTGGCTTATACAATAGAACAAGAAAGCTGGATACTCAACCAAATCAAAAAAGAGCGTAAACAGCTACAAGATGATAGAGCAGCGCTTAGACAATCAGAACAACTGACCGAAGGAAAAGCATATCAAATTGAAAAAGAACTCGAATTTTTAAGATATTTAGAAATTCAAAATAGAATCCATGTATAAGGAGAAATGAAATGAGAAAAATTTATAACCTAAGAAGAATTGCAGTATTGCTAATCGTATTCGGATTAGGACTGCTAGTAGGCGGAGATTTTAATCCGATTATCCAAAATATATATATCGGCTTATTCATCATTTGGACACTGTTTTATGATCTGGCACTTGAAGATAGAGAGGTTAAGAAATGACAAGAAAAGACAAATTAGAACAAACGAAAAAACTTGCTGATTTATGGTACCAGCAACAAAAAAATAAAATATACATTGCGCAACAAAAAGAGCGCAGAGGTGTCGCATGACGACAAAAAAACGACTTAAGCCGGCAAGCAATAAGTCGCATACAAAAATTATACAAGAAAAATTATATCACAGAAACGAGGTCTTGTGAATGAATCGTAGTGAAGCAGATGCGCTAGATCAATTTTTAACAGAGCCGTCAGAAGAATTACAGAGAATCGAACCAGAATGGGAATATGACGAGGAGGAAGATAGCCGTGGCAACACTTTATGAACTTAGCAACGATTATTTAAAAGTTTTGTCATTAGCTGAAGAGCTTGATGATGGAACATTAAAAGATACGTTAGATAGTATTAGCGATTCAATTGATTTAAAAGTAGAAAACACAGCAAAAGTAGTTAAAGAACTTGAAAGCAACATATCTATTGTTGAAAAAGAAATCAAACGGCTACAGTCACGAAAAACAACGCTTTCTAACAATGTAAAGAACCTAAAAGGATATCTGCAAGATGAAATGGAAAAGGTCGGCAAAACGAAAATCAAGGGCGAATTATTCAATGTAGGAATTCAAAACAATCCAGTTTCCGTGAATATTATAGACGAAAAATTAATTCCTATTGGCTTTTTAATTCCTCAACCTCCCAAAGTTGATAAAACAGCTTTGAAAGAAGAACTGAAACATGGGGAAATCAAAGGTGCAGAATTAGTTCAAACTAAGAGTTTGAGAATTAGATAGGAGGTTTCAATATGGAAATAAAAAAGGCTAAACGTGAAAAAATAAAAGTTCCTATCATGATAACTGGCGCAAGTGGTAGTGGAAAAACAGTAAGTGCGTTGTTTATTGCTAAAGGAATTATTGAAAAAATGCATTCAGACTTATCAGAACAAGAACAATGGGAAAAAATAGGTGTCATTGACACTGAGCACAAACGATCGTTGTTATATGCTGATTCAACTATTGGGAATGTCGACATAGGGGAATTTTTGCATATTGATTTTGAAGCACCATTTACTGTACAGCGATATATACAGGCTTTTAATTTATTCAAACAAGCTGGGGTAGAGGTGGTCATAGTCGATTCTCTAACACATGCTTGGAGTGGTGAAGGTGGCATTTTAGAACAAGTAGAAAACCATCAGAGAGGCAACTCTAAAAATCAAATGTTGGCTTGGAATAAAGTAAAACCATTAGAGAAAGAATTTCTTAAGTTAGTAACAGGAAATTCAATGTATGTGATTGGAACGTCTAGAAGTAAGCAAGCCTACGACATGGAAAAAAATGAACAAGGTAAAACACAAGTAGTAAAACTAGGGTTGAAACCTGATCAAAAAGATAGTTTGGAATATGAATTTGCTATCGCTTTACGTATTGATCAGGACCACATAGCGGAAGCTACCAAAGATAACTCAAATATGTTTAATATGCCTTTTAAAATAACAAAAGAAGTAGGCGAAAAAATATATGAATGGAGTAGCGAAGGAATAGATTTAGAAAAATTAAAAGATGAATTAATTAGTAGTATTACAGAACTTGCTACACAATCTGAAAATCATGAAAATATGTTTAAAGAGTTGCACAGCAAGATTAACAACGTACCTTTAAAAAACGTAAAAACTAAAGTTCTTGAGCGTATGAAAGAAATGTTAGAAAAGATTGAAGTTCCTAGTGTAGAACAACAAAGTGAAAACGAACTAGATGAAGAACAAACAGAATTATTTGACGAGGCAAATCCTCCTATTGCAAATGATTTTGAAAAGAAGTGATTGAATGATTGGAAAAATCATAAACCACAAAGGGAATAAATTGGTCATCGAATTTGAGGATGAAATAAATTCAAATTTTCTCGAACTTCTGGCTAATAACGATGATAATTTAGCGAAAGTTGAATTCTTAGATAATCGACAGATGTCTCAAAAACAGAATGCACTTTCTCACGTTCTAATAGCCGATGTGGCACGTTGGAGCTATGACGAACCCAAATGGATTGAAAGTGTCTTGAAATACTACTACGAGGCTAAGAGTGGTGTTTATTTTGAACATAGTCGAGCTACCAAGAATGAAGCGACTGAGTGGATCGGTTTCTTGATTGAGTTCATTTTGAAAAACGATATACCACTGGAAAAAAGATACCAATATTTGCTTGAAAATAACAAATGGTTTTATTACTGTCTGAAATATCGTAAGTGCTGTATTTGCGGTAAGCATGCTGACGTTTGCCATATTGAAGTTGTTGGTATGGGGCGTAATCGTAAAAAGATTAATCATGAGACATTCACATTTTATGCAGGATGTCGTCAGCACCATCAAGAGGAGCACCAAATAGGTACTAAGAACTTTTTGAATAAGTATCAAATTAAACCAGTGAAATTGAATACGGATGAACGTAAAAAATTAAACATAGGGGGATAACAAATGGAGAGAGCGTTTAAAGGTATTTGGATCCCTAAAAACGTTTGGCTTGATGATGAATTAAGCTGGATAGAAAAATTTTTGATAGTTGAGATTGATAGTTTAGACAATGAAAATGGCTGTTTTGCTAGCAATGAATACTTTTCAAATTTCTTTGGTCTTAGTAAAGATAGGGTTTCTAAACTTATATCTGGATTAAAAGAAAAAGGCTACATTGACGTAAGCTATCAGTACAAATCAGGGACAAAATCAATAGAGAGACGTGTAGTTAAAATTACCGATAGGTATAGGCGAAAACAACTAGAGGGTATAGGTAAAAATAACTATAGGGGTATAGGCGAAAACGCCAAAGATAATAATACATTACTTAATAATACAGAGAATAATACAAAGAATAAAAAGAATAGTGTTGAGCCGAGCTCAACTATGCCTGAATTATTCGAAAAAGTTTGGAAAACTTATCCAAAGAAAACCAACAAGAAAAAAGCTAGAGAACAATTTTTAAAGAAGTTCAAGACGGAAGAAGATTTAGAGTCGTTTAAAAAAGGATATAAAGACTATCTTGCGTATATTAAATTAAATGATTGGTACCATCCACAAGAATTATTTCGTTGGATCCGTGATGATCGTTATAACGATGAATATGATTTATCTCAAACAAATAAACAGCCTGCGTATTCTAAGGCGCCAGTGAGACAAGAGCAGTTACCAAATTGGAATGGGATGCAAGAAGACGTGCCTCTTTCTGACAAAGAACAAGCGAAGTTAGAACGGCAAATGCAAGAACTATTAGGAGGATGAAAACATGGATGAATTAGTTAAACTAGTGGAAGAATGGGCAAGAGAAAAAAATTTAGATATCGCAGAGCCTGAGAAACAAATGCTAAAAGTGGTTGAAGAAGTCGGAGAAGTCGCAGCAGCATTAGCAAGAAATAATAAAAATGATTTAAGGGATGGTATCGGTGATGTTGTTGTGACACTAGTTATTCTCGCTATTCAAAATGATATGGATTTATACGAATGTCTGAACCAAGCGTATAACGAGATTAAAGATCGTAAGGGAAAAAATGTCAATGGTGTGTTCGTTAAGGAGAGTGATTTGAATGATAAATAATGTGGTATTAATCGGAAGGCTGACGAAAGATATAGATTTACGCTACACCGCAAGTGGTTCTGCAGTTGGAAGCTTTACTCTTGCTGTGAACCGTAATTTTACAAACCAAAACGGCGAACGAGAAGCGGATTTTATCAACTGTGTAATTTGGCGTAAGCCTGCTGAAACAATGGCTAATTATGCTCGCAAAGGAACATTATTAGGAGTTGTTGGAAGAATTCAAACTCGTAATTATGACAACCAACAAGGCCAACGTGTCTATGTGACTGAAGTTGTTTGCGAAAGTTTCCAATTATTAGAGTCAAAAAGTACCAATGAAAATAGAAATAGCATCCAGACGTCACAGAATGACGGTACAAGCGTTCAAAATAATTTCGAGAGTAATTATGCCACAAATCAAAATAAAGGCTTAAATCAGCAAAATAACAGCCAACAAATGTCGTTTGGTGGAGATGTGGATCCGTTCGCAGGTGCAGGTAATTCAATCGACATTAGCGATGATGATCTGCCGTTCTAGGAGGTTAACGAAATGAAAAGTGTAATTTTTGAAGATATAGCACGTATTCAAGCTGAAAAAAAGCAAAAGCGAAAAGAAATGCTTAAGTTAATGAATGAAAACCCAGACTGGTATATACATCCAAAAAGCATGGTCTATCGTCAAATTAAAATGCTTGGTAAGGAGATTGGTGAGCAAACAATGGATAAATCTAAACCAATCAGCTCAATTGATAAAGACAAGTTCACCATTCAAGAATATTTGTATTTGCAGTGGGTTGGTTATTCAGTGAATGCAATCATAGAAGCGTTAGGAATGCCTAGAAACAAATTCTGGGAATACAAAGCTGAACATTTAACATTTAAATTAGATTTATGAAATGAAAGTGAGTGTTCATTTTGCTGGAGATATATTACACGCCAACATCCGCTATTATTGCGGATGCATTGGCTAGAAAATATGAGGTCGTTTCTTTAGACAAAGCTAGAAATATTGCCAATAAATTTAAGGCTAGTTTAAAGCAGAAAACGGACCTTTATGTGATTGAAAGTATTTTGATTGATGCTGGTTATAAAAAAGAGCCAGTGAATTTGTAGAAGGGAGTGGAGGTTGTGGCCACAGTAAAGAATTCTTTACTCCTTTGAAATTATGATAGTATGGGCACTATTTGATAGTGGGAACGGATGTTATAAGCGTTCTGCACAAAAGTTTGAAGATATAGAAATATACAGCATAGGTTTGGATATTGAAAATAAGAATGACCATTTTATTCATCTGAATTTAGCGGACTATTCTTATATGTTTAATGATAATAAATTATTCAAAGTTTTAGACAAATTACCAAAGCCAGATTTAATCATTGCAAGCCCACCATGTGAAAGCTGGTCAGTAGCTAGTGCAATGAAAAATGGTAATGCTTGTTGGAAAAGAGAAGATGTAACAGATAATTTATTTGCACCACAGATATTACCAAGCCCGTTTACTATAAGAACCACAATAGATTACGAAGATACTAATTATGTTTATGAAAGGCAATTTTTAAAAAGAGTGAATGGAGAGTTAACGGTTTTTAATACTATAAAAATTATAAAAAAGTACCAACCAAAATATTTCATCATTGAGAACCCCGCTAGTGGCAAAATTTGGGAATATATCGAAGATGTCTTGAATTTTAAACTGCCATTTAAAAATTTAACCAGGTATAACAATTATGATTATCCATTACAGAAGCCCACGAAATTTGCTAGTAATATCCATTTGGGATTGAAAAATAAAGTTATTAAACAAGAAATTGCTTGGGGGAATTTTTCCAAAAGCTATAATGAACGATCAAATATTCCAGAAAAATTAGTGGATGACATATTTAAAAAGGTTCTAGAGAAAAAATAAATAGAAAGGAGTGGAGTTTGCGGCCGCATAAAAAGCTTTTTGCTCCTTTAAAAACGATGAAACTAACAACAGAAAAAATAAATGAATTGCTAGGTGTTGATGATGCCTACAAAGCGCCAGAAGCGCTCATGAATATATTACTAAGTCGCGATAAACGAGAAATCGTGTTTAACAAATTTTTAGAAATAGAAAAAGATTTAACTTTCGATTGGTTTCACGAATATTTTCAAGACGAACATGCTGATCGGAAAGTTAAGAAGCAAGATTTTACGCCAAATTCAATTGGGGAAGTGATTGCAAAAATCGTAGGGCCTGGAAGTGGGTTGACACATGAAGTAGCTTCTGGGACAGGTGGAATGATCATACAAAAATGGCGAGCAGACAGACTATCTATTGGTTTTTTTGAATATAAACCATCAATGACTTTTTACGATTTAGAGGAGTTATCTGATAGAACCATTCCGTTCCTGCTGTTCAATCTTGCTATTCGTGGGATGAATGCCACCGTAGTCCACGGTGATTCGCTAGACAGAAAAATAAAACAGATTTACTTTTTACAAAATTCAAAAGATGATTCGTTGGCTTTTAGCGATGTAAATGTTATGCCGCACAGCGATGTGGTCACAAGAGAGTTTCAAGTCAGAGAATGGCTGGAAGAAGCTATTGATCACATCGAAAGTCCCAGCGTGTTAGGAGGAGAAAACGAATGAGCAAACGTCCCAGACTTTTTGCTGGCTATTTTTTAGAATGGATTGAAACTTACAAAGTCGGTGCAATTAGAGATATCTCAGTTAGTAAATATTATATAGCCCACAAACACCTTACTGAAATTTGCCCTGATTTAACGATAGATAAATTAGATAGAAAGGCTTATCAAAGCATCCTTAATGAATACGCTCTGACACATGAGCGGCAGACAACAATGGATTTTCATCACCAAATTGGCAGCTGTGTAAGAGATATGTATCACGAAGGACTAATTAAACGTGATCCAACCTACAAAGCGATTATCAAAGGAATACCGCCGAGACCAAAAAAGAAAAAATTCCTGCAAAAAGGCGAACTACAAAAGCTGTTGAGATCACTAGAACTTGGCGAAGGGATAAATATGGATTGGTTCATTTTACTGGTTGCAAAAACAGGAATGCGCTTTGCGGAAGCCATTGCGTTAACACCAGCTGATTTTGATTGGACCAGAAATACCGTCAGCATTAATAAAACATTGAACTACAAAAATTCTACAATGTTTTTTCAGGATACGAAAAACAAAAGTTCTGTTAGAACGATAAGCATCGATTGGCAAATAGTTGGTCAGTTTAAACCGCTCATTGAAAATTTACCTCAAGATGAATTGATTTTTGTAAATCGAGATGAAAAGACAGGCAAATATAAACGAATTTTCAATTCAACATACAATTCCCACCTGATCAGAAAATGCAAAGAATCAGGAATCACTGTCATCACAATGCACGGACTTAGACATACACATGCAAGTATTTTACTCGCTGACGGGGTGTCAACTCATAGCATAGCTAAACGTCTAGGACATTCAAGCGTGACTACTACTCAAGAAACATATATGCATATCATTGATGAATTACAGAGTAAGGATGATGAAAAGATTCTTGGTGCATTGATGCAACTTTCCTAGTGTGGTGATTTCATGTATAGAAAATGGACAGAAGACGAACTAGTGTATTTAGAATATTTTGTTTTTGAAAACGATACTCAGCTAATTGAAGCTTCTAAGCACTTAAATAGAAGCACCAATGCGATTAGAAAAAAATTGTGCAAAATGCGAAAAGAAGATAATTTTAGATGCTACATGCACCGTCTATGGTCTGAAAAAGAGGATGAGTTCTTAAAAAAGCACTATTTATCTATGAAAAATAAGTATATAGCTGATAGGTTAAATCGTACAGTTGGAGCTGTTGAGTTTAGGGCTAAAAAATTAGGGCTGACAAAGCACAAGAAGATTAAAGAGCTAGATACAGAAATCCGACGTTTGATTGACGAAGATTACTACCTCAGCCAAATATGCACAAAATTAAACATTAAGATGTCGTCTCTAATCGCACATTGCCAACGTGAAAAAATCCCTTATAAAAAAATGCCTAGAACTGAGTATAAAAACTATGGTAACCACGTTTGGAATGTGCAAGATAAAGTGAGATTCCAAGAATATTTAAGCAAACAAGAGTTGAAAGCGAGTGAAGAAGATGATTCCAAAGTTTAGAGCATATTCAGTAAAAGAAAACATAATGTATTATCCAGATGAAGATAAAAATGTAGAATGGACTATTGATGATGATACAGGATTTATAGCGCCTCTTATCAATCTAGAAAATGGCATGTGGGGAATGATTGATAAATATGTTCTCATGCAATCAACAGGGTTGAAAGACAAGAACGGCGTTGAATTTTTTGAGGGTGATATTGGATGGGATGACCATCAAGAAGTGCACGGACAAGTAATTTTTGAAAATGGTGCATTTAAATACGAGTGGGAAAATATATCTGAGGATTTATTTGAAGCTACCGACGATATTGAGATTGTTGGGAATATCCATGAAAATCCAGAACTATTGGAGGGAAATTAAATGCATGAACTAATAAAAGAAATTGAACGTCAATTAGAAATGGATCGCATTGAAGAAGGAAATATGTCTGCAGAAGATGTTTTATACATCGTAAAAGGGTTTAAAAGACCATATCTAAACGAAAATCAGCAGATTGTGCTTGATTGGTTGAAAGAATCATGCAAATTAAACGGATTACGTGAAGTTATCGAAATTATGGGGTTTCTATCAACTACTGGTGGAAAAATGAAGTATAAGCAAGTAGCTTATGCATATGGTGACTTAAATGATGATGAATTGAAGCATGTCTTACAAGCGTTTAGCCAGTGGTCTATTGAACAGGAGGAAGCGAAATGAGATATTCAAGTGTTAAGCGTTTGTATGAAGTCTTTAATTTTGAAAATAGAACTTTTAGAGATTTTTGCTGGCACTTATATGAAAACAGAGTTATTACAATTTCTGAATGTGCAAAATTTATCAGAATGGAGGAAGCAAATGGCTAAGAATGAATTGATTGAGAAGTGGGAAAGCAAGGAAGGTGCGCCCTCATATGAAATAAGCTCCTTTCCAGTTAATCCATCTTTAAAAGGAATGTATATTGCAGGTTATGGCGTTGCTCGAAAGGAAATCCTAGACGATTTAAAACAACTAGACGAACCGAAAAAAGTCGTGATACCACAAGTTGTGGCTGACTGGGTTAAATATGCTAAAAGACAAGGCTATGGATTTATGCAGTCGTATGATCCAATATATATGTCTTATCCAATTAACGATGGCCTTGATAAATGGATAGATGATAATGAAGAGACGTTTGCTCATGCTTGGCTTGACGGCTACGAAGTCGAGAAAGAACCAACGTATGTAATAAGCATTCCCAACAACAGTTTTTATAAACACTATTTAGCTAGATTTATAAATAATAATTTTGAGAAGCCTGTTTTTAGACACATTGGTGAAGAAGACCCGTTATTTTTTAAAGACAAAACAAAAGCAACTGTTATTGCTGATTGGGTGAACGGTACGGTTGAGAAGTGGGAGGATCAATAAATGATTAAATTTAAAGAATTCAATACTCAACCTTACGATGTTCACATTACTGGATTTTTTAAAGATTTAAACAAGAAAAATCCAGGTGATGTTTTTGAATATGTTGACTTGAAATGCGTTGATAGAAACTTAGTGATATTAGTTTACCGTCAAACTAATAGAGGGATACGTCAGCTCCAAAATGTACTTAAGGGAGGATAAGCAATGCTAAGTTATCCAGAAGTTTATATTTTAGGGCGACAAGTCGATGGCGTGTATGTTGAGTACCTGCATGGAGCAGAGCAAGCCGATTTATTTTTCGATTATACAATTGCTCGTGATGAAAGAAATCATATGAATAAAACCAATACAAAAGATGGCGAATGGAGAATTTAAAAATACGGGAGGCCAATTACATTGGAGTTTTAACTTATTGCAACTTTTTTACAATAACTAGCTGATTTTTTGCAAACAAAAAGCCAGCCGACCAATGGCTGACTAATGTGGTAGTTAGCACTTTTCCCAAGTAAAGTGCTAATAGTGCCAACAAATAAGGTTGACATTGTGTCTCTGGTGGAGACAGGAACTATCGATAACTGTTTTCCGCCAGTTATCATAGAAAAGGAGAAATTTATTTCAGAAATAAAATCCCCAAGAAAGTTAATATGATTATATCATGAGTAAATGTATTTGAAAATACTATCTCATAGTACGTATTGTAAAAAGTTTATTTAGTAGAAAATAAAAAAAGCCAGATTGCTCCGGCTGTGAGAAATATTTTCGACATAGTTATTATACCACAAAAGGAGCGATTCCACTTGATTCAATTGCTAAAAGAAGTAGATTTTCGACAAACAAAAGCGAATGCCAGAAATGTGTTGAAGAATTTTAGACGTTTAGAGCGAATAGCTGGTCGCTCTTTGATAGATTTAAAATCACCAATTATTACAGATATGCCTAAAAGCCAAAGTCATGGGAACAAAGCAGAAGATGCGCTAGTACAATTAGCAGATGCAGAAGCAGAAAGAGACGCAATTTTATCTGGGCTTATGGCATTAAGCCTAACTAGCAGACAAATTTTGCACTATAGTTTCTGTGTGCAGGACCATTACTCTAATTACAAGATTGCTAGAGAAGTCGGCTATTCCGAAAGAAGTATTCAAAGAATGAAATCAGAAGCTTTGATTGAATTCGCAGAAGCTTACCGCAATGGAAAAATAATTGCCTATAAATAAAATTTTGGCGGTTTTTTGGCGGAAAGTTGGCGGTTTTTATACGAATTTGAGTGCTAATATAGTAACATCGAAAGTCAAAGAAATGGACACATTACACAACACTTTCTGGTTTAGTCACCGTTTGATTTGACTTTCGATGGTCACTTGCAGACATACGTTCTCAATAAAATGAAGTGAGGTGAATAACCTCCTCTTTTTTCTACAAGTTTGCAAGTGACACAAATAGTTGCTAGGAATGCAGTAGTAACTACCTGATTCATACTAGTCGAGGTTAGGTATATTGCTCTATCCCAGCATATGACGATAAGAACATTAACCAGATCTCTGCGGCAGCTGCTTACGCACGAGAGCAATTCCTAAACTCATAGAGTAGCAGCTAGGTACGTTTAGGATAAACTTAATCAATTGTTTTTGCTGGTGTTTGATTGATTGGTCACTGTGGTGGAATATAGACCATACAAGGTGCAAATCCTTGCCAGTGACATAATCATTTTAGCCGTGAAAGTCTGCGAAAGCTACGTCCTGAAGGGAAAACATTCTGACGAGAGTGTGTAAAGGTTAATTTGATTTATTAGCAATTGCTAGAAGGTCGCTCCTTCTGGTTTGGCGTGTAGCATTGTGGTAATGCAACTTACTTCGTGTGAGATAAGATGCGGGTTCGAATCCTGTCACGCCAATAGGTAGCATAGCTACTTAAATAAAAAAATCGTCAATAAATGTTTCTTACTTTAACGATCGGTTCACCTCCTTTCAGAATTAGCCAGCCTGCGGAAACAGGATAAAGTGGCTAGCAACCTAGTATTGTTAAATAAGTGTTAGATTGGCTAGGCAGTCTAATATAAATCTTTAGACTACTCAATAAAAATGAGTGGTCTTTTTTTGTACGTAAAAAAACCACTAGATTATGGGTCTAGTGGCTAGGTAGCGTTAGTGTCAAAATTAAGATAGATTGTAATCTCTGAACTTAAGCTTTTAAAAAAGGAGTACTACCATATAAAGAGTATAACAGGTATTAATGTATCTGTCGCACATTTACATAAAATTAATTAGGAGGTGGCGTTGGATGTGCAGAAATGGGACTTAGCATATGAGGATTATAAAAATGGTATGAAGTATAAAGATATAGCAGATAAATACGATGTATCTATTAACACCGTGAAGTCTTGGAAATCTCGCAAATGGAACGCGCCTCCTAAAGAGGTTGCAACCAAAAAGAAAAAGGTTGCATACAAAAAAGAGTCGCAACCCGTTATAGAGAATGATGCTTTAACAGAGCAACAGAAAATGTTCTGTTTATTTTATTTACAGCATTTTAACGCCACTAAGGCATATCAACAAGCATACGGATGTGACTATAATTCAGCTAGAGCCAATAGCATTAGGTTGATAGCAAAAGATAGCATAAAAAAAGAGTTGCACCGTTTAAAAGCAGAGTTGCAACAAGATGTGTTTGTGGATATTAAAGACTTGATACAAGAGTATGTTAAGCAAGCATTTGCCGATATTACCGATTTTACAGAATTTGGTTATGATGAATATCCGTTTAAAGATATTAATGGTGAAGAGGTTATAGACGAAGAAACAGGCGAAGTAAAAACATACAAAGTTTCAAATGTCTCTCTTAAAGATTCGAACGAGGTTGACGGTACATTGATTCAGGAAGTTAAAAAAGGTAAAGACGGTGTATCAGTTAAGCTTTACGATAAGCAAAAGGCTATGAGTGAGTTGATGAAGTATATTGCTACTGATGAATTAAAACAAGCGCAAACTGAAAAAGCTCAAGCAGAAGCGAAAATACTTACGAATAAGGCTGATAAGTTAACCGCTGGAGGTAAAGCTAATGAATTGCTAGAAGCCTTGTTAGAAGTAAAATCACGAGGTGTGAGCGATGGCAATTAATTTTAGTGATAAGCAAGTGGCAAATATCAATTATGATACAAGTAAAGTAACCTTTGAACTAAACGAAGGCACTCCTCGTAGCGGAAAAACCACCAGTGATATATTTAAAATGGCAGACTTCTATTTACGCTCACCAGACCAGAACCATCTTGTGACTGCTTATAATCAAGAACAAGCTTTCCGAATGTTTATGGACGGTGACGGTTTAGGCTTAATGCATATCTTTGATGGTGTTTCAGATATTCGACATGATGAGCATGGGGACCATTTGCTTTTATATGCACCTAACGGAGAAAAAAAGATTTATTACAAAGGCGGCGGCAAAATCAATTCGGTTGGTGCTATTACGGGTATGTCGTTAGGCTCAGTTACTTTCTTAGAATTTAACTTGCTGCATAAAGATTTCATTAATGAGTGCTTTAGACGTACTTTTGCTGCAGAATGGCGCTATCATTTAGGCGAACAGAATCCGCCAGCACCGAATCACCCTAATTTAGAATTGTTAGAACGTTTTGAGAAATCAGGACGTTTTTTATTTCGTCATTGGACACCAGATGATAATCCAATCTTAAGTGAATCAAGAAAGCAGCAGTTATACGATGAGTTATCAAGTAGCGAATATCTTTTAGAACGTGACTGGTATGGTCATAGAGTGCTACCACAAGGTGTTATTTACTCGATGTTCGGTAAGAACAACAAGGCAACCGAAATAAAAGGAAACATCATTGAAACGTTTTTTACTGCTGATGGTGGCCAAGCTGATGCAACTACCTGTGCATTTTGGGTTGTCACCTTCTATGCTGGGAAATTTTATCTGTATCGTTTAGCAAACTACTATCATAGCGGAACGGATACGGGAGAAACAAAAGCGATGTCAATTTATGCAAAAGAGATTAAACAGTTTGTTGAGTGGTGTTATACAAAATGGAACCATTTGCCACACTGGAATTATTTCTTTGTCGATCCTGCCTGTAAAACGTTACGTTCTGAGCTTGACTTAATAGGGATTATTACAGATAAAGCTGATAACAATAGCTCCGATAAAGTTTCAAGTAATGGTTTAAAGATAGAGGTTGGAATAGAACGACTACAAAACACCATGATAAGTGGCCAATTTATAGTTTTAGAATGTGGAGAAGAATTTGACCACTATAATTTTGAAAAAGAAATCTCTATGTATGTGAGAAATGATAATGGATTGCCCGTAGATAAATATAATCATGCACTTGATGAAGCAAGGTATGGTAATAATTACTTTTATAAAACCTATATCGCCTAGAAAAGAGGTGTTTACATGTTTGACAAATTAAAAGCGATGTTCAGGATTGGAGGTGCAAAAATAGGTATGGTAGAAACACTTAATAGAATTACAGATCATCCAAAAATCGGAGTAAATACTGCTGAAATCGATAGAATAATAGACAACAAACGCATATATAAAAATAAGTTTCCTGATGTGAGCTACGTTAATAGTGATGGTATGCGTATGCACAGGGCTTTTCATTCATTAAATGTATCAAAAGTAGTTTCTCGCAAATTAGCTAAGCTAGTCTTTAATGACGGGTGTGCGATAAGCATTGATAATGATGAAGCGGACCAGTTTTTACAATCAGTTTTTAACGATAATAAGTTTCGTAAGAACTTTGGTGAAGAGCTGGAAGCAGGATATGCAATAGGAGGGCTTGTCCTACGTCCCTATGTAGATACAAAGACAAACAAAATAAAAATATCCTTTTGCCGAGCTGATACTTTTTACCCTTTACAGTCCAACACTAATGATATATCTGAAGCAGCTATTGCTACGATTACACAACAGAATGAAGGTAAGAAAAATGTTTATTACACACTTTTAGAATTTCATGAGTGGGAAAATAGCACTTACTATATCAGAAACGAATTGTATCGTTCAGAAGAACAATCTCAAACAGGTGTTAGGGTACCATTACCGACATTAGACAAGTACAAGGAACTAAAAGAGGAGACTGCTTTAGTCGGATTTACTCGACCATTATTTGTCTATATAAAACTAGCTGGAAAAAACAACATAGATATCGATAGTCCATTGAGTTTAGGTATTATTGACAACGCGAAGCGCCAATTGATTGATATTAACGAAAAATACGATGAATTTATGAATGAAGTTGAAGAAGCGAGAAGAAAAATATTAGCTTCAGATCATTTCTTCAAAGTTAGATATGATGAAAAAGGGAATCCTATAAAACGATTTGACAGTAAGACATCTGTATATCAACGGTTGAAATCAGACGATCCTTTTATTAGTGAATTTGTTCCTACGTTACGGTCACAGGAATTTATTGAGACAATCAATTTTATTTTACGAATTGTTGAATTACAAACCGGTTTTTCAAGTGGAACATTTAGCTTTGATGGACAATCAGTCAAAACAGCTACGGAAATCATCAGCGAAAATTCTGAGACTTTTTCTACCCGTTCAGATAATGTCTTAATTGTGGAAGAAGCATTAAAAGAATTAATTACAACTATATTCGAATTGGCCGCAGCATTTAATCTATTCAAATATTCAAAAGAACTAGGCATTAATATAGATTTTGATGACGGTGTTTTTCAATCTCAAGATGCCAAAGCTGATTATTACTCTAAATTAGTTACAGCTGGTCTTTCATCAAAACTAAGCGCTATTCAGAAATTAACGGGTGTGACTGAAAAAGAGGCCAAAAAAATAGTTTACGAGATTAGAGCAGAAACGTTAGAAATGGACTACCCAGAACAAGAAAGAATATCGGCGGAAAATGAACTAGGAGATGAGGAATAATGATTACGCCTCATCAATTAGATTTATGGTCCTCTAATATGTCACACCTCTACCAATCGTTAGAGGGCGAATTAATACGAATCATCGCTAAGCGTTTAAAAAACGGTAACGAGAATATTTTAGATTGGCAAAGAGAAAAGCTTCAAGAGTTACATTTGTTTAACAAAGAAACCGCAAAAGTCATTTCTCAAGTAACAGGAATTGCTGAATCTGAAATAGAGCGAATGTTTGAAAGTACCGGGCAAAAAATTGTAAAAGATATTGATAAAGAATTACCTTATGATCCAAAGCCTATGCCAACAGATTTAGACAATATTATGAAAGCCTATCACGACCAAGTGTGGTCTGATATTAACAACTATGTAAATCAAACGTTGTTATCCACTAACTTCGGTTATGGAACAGCCACCAGCCAAATGTACAATGAAATCATTAATAAGACAGTCGCTGCATTTAACAGCGGGTTATTTACATTTGACGAAGCGTTAGAACGTACTATACAAAGTTGGGCACAGAAAGGGATTAAGTCAACATTTGTAGATAAAGGCGGTCATACGTGGAGCTTGGAACGTTACGTTCGAACCGTTTTAAAGTCTACATTAGGTAACACCTATGATAAGTTACGAAAAGACCGTATGAGCGAGTATGACGTTCACACGGTACTGGTCACTAGCCATATGGGGGCTAGAAAAGCTTGTTCTAAGATTCAAGGACACGTTGCCGATTTACGTGAATCTGTTTCAAGTAATGAAAAGTATAAGAGTATTTACGACCCTTATTGGGGCGCAGAATATGGAACTGCTGGCGGGCATAGAGGGATTAACTGCAATCATTTACACATTCCTTTTATCCCTGGTATCAATACAAATAATCAACCTAAAATTGATGCAAAGGAAAATGAAAAAGTTGCTGAATTGACGAAACGTCAACGGCAATTAGAGCGCCAAGTAGTCAAATTTAAAAAGAATCAAATGGTTTCCGAAGCATTAGATCATACTGACAATGCCAAGCAATGGAAACAGAAAGTAAGAGCAAACCAAGCGAAACTACGAGAACTAGTAGATTCTAATGAGTATTTAGGCAGAAATTATGCCCGTGAAAAAGTTTACACCCCGGTTAATACGTTGCTAAAAGATTTTCGCTATGACGATTTTTAGAGAGAAGAAGTGGGATTTTATGATTTATAAAATAAAAAAAGAGGTGTTTCTATGCTAATAAAATTTATCGCCATTGTGATTGGATTGCCAGTCATTGGTTTATCACTAGCAATCACTATCGCTTTTATTAGATATGGGTTTCGCGTGAATATGGAGACAAAGGAAGATCCTTACGATCGATTAGATGCCGATTACGAAGAATATTTAAAAAGAGAAGAAAACAGGTCTAACTATCGTTAGGCTTTTTATTTTATACCTAGACCTGCTCGGAAGTCTCAAAAAGACGGCTCACAGTGGGAGTTGCCACTCAAAAAACACTTAGGAGGAACAGATTTATGAAAAAAGAGGATTTAATCGCATTAGGCATTGAGGAAGAAACAGCGAAGGCTATCATGGCTTTACATGGTAAGACGGTCACGCAACTAAATGCGCAAGTTGCTACTGCAGAGAGTGAACGTGACAGCGCTAAGCAAGAACTAGAAGCTAACCAAGAAGAATTGACGGCCTTAAAAGAATCAGCACAAGGAAACGATGATTTAACGCAAAAATTAGCTGATTTACAAACAAAGTTTGATGAGGCGAAAAATAATTCTGAAAAACAGTTAGCTGAACAACAAAAAGATTTCGCAATTAAATTAGCATTAAAAGAAGCGAATGCGCTTGATGAAGAAATCTTACTTGGTCAACTAGATAAAGACACTATTAAAGTTGTCGACGGTAATTTACAAGGTTTTGAAGAACAATTAAAGGGACTACAAGAAAATAAAGCCTTTTTGTTTCAAACCGATAAAGACCCAGCTTCAACGCCGCAAATCGTTAACCCTGGAAATCCTAAAAATGATAAAGGAAACACAGACGTGTTTGCAGCAGCAGTTGAAAAATATATTTAAGAAGGAGAAATAAATTATGTCAATCAAATATTACACTAAACAATATGCAGGTATTTTGCCAGAACTGTTTGCTAAAAAAGCAGTATTTTTACGTGCTTTCGGAGGTACTTTACAGACAAAAGACGGAGTCTCTCAAAACGATACATTTCTAGATTTGAAAGTTACAGATACGGACGTTGTTATTCAAGCATATTCGACAGATGAAAATGTAGGATTTGGAACAGGGACAGGCAGCTCAAGCCGTTTTGGTAAACGTAAAGAAGTTAAATCAGTCAATAAACAAGTTAAATATGAAGCGCCACTTTCAATTCATGAAGGTGTCGATCAGTTTACTGTAAATGATATTCCTGATCAAGTTGTAGCAGAGCGCTTAGCTTTGCATGCTGTTGCCTGGGCGCAACATGTGGATAACTTGTTAGGCAAAGCATTATCTGACAATGCAAGTGAAGAACTAACCACTACATTAGATGAAGCTGGTATTACAAAACTATTTTCTAATGCTCATAAGAAATTTGTTAATAACAATGTTTCTCAAAACGTTGCATGGGTTGCCTATGTTAATTCAGACGTTTACGACTTATTAATTGATTCAAAACTTGCAACAACTTCTAAAAATTCATCCGCTAATGTTGATGAACAAACTTTATACAAATTTAAAGGGTTTGTTTTAGAAGAGTTACCAGATGAAAAATTTCAACCAAATGAGGTAGCAATTTTTTCAGCTGATAACGTAGGTGTAGCTGGCGTAGGTATTCAAGTAGCACGTGCTATGGATTCAGAAGATTTCGCAGGCACAGCGTTACAAGCGGCAGGTAAGTATGGCAAATATATCCCTGAAAAAAATGCTAAAGCGATTATTAAAGGTGTTGCCCCAAAAGTGTAGCCCCGAAAGTTGGTAAACTAACGCCGACAACAAGCGGGGTTGTTATTGAAATGGAAGAAGGAGCTTAGTCTCCTTCTTTTTTTAGGAGGAATCTAAGATGTCCTATATTGATTTTGAAGAGTTTAAAGAGCTTACAGGCGCCGCAGATGAATATAAAGATAACTTTGACAAATATTTAGTAAAAGCCACCGCAGCGATTGATAATGTAACGAATTACTTTTATCAGTTCAATGATATAACGAAAGATTCTAGGCAATTTAGAGTGAAACAGTTTAAACTCGCTCTGTGTGCGCAAATAATGTATTTTGTCGATGTTGGTGCGGATACGTATGAAAGTATCAACAATGCCCCTCAAAGCTTTTCAGCAGGCCGTACGAGTATTTCTAATGCCAGTCGCTACAATCCTTCTGGAAATAACGAAAGTAAGTCGTTGACTGCCGAAGACATTTATTTGTATCTGGAAGGTACAGGTTTGTTATATCGAGGTGTTTCGTCATGCTAATGCCAAAGCCACCCAAAAAATTCTTAGTTGATTCCTTTGAGTATAAAGAGTACTTAGGGGAGGGCGATTGGAACAAGCCAGTATACAAGGAACCGATCCTTATTGAGTATTGCCGAATTGACAGAGGAAGCCAATATACTTTTTCATCAAGTGGCAAACAATTGCTTTATAACGGATTGATTTTCTGTTATCACGAATTGACTACGCCTTTGCCTGAGTTCAAAGAACAATCAGTAGTTATTTACGATGACAAAGAACACGTAATCACTAAAGTTGATACCGTAATTGAAGCCTATTCGAATGATGTCTACTCGTATGAGATTGAGGTAGTCTGATGGGGATTAAGGTGAATTTAAGCGGTGTAAGAACCAAAGTAAGCCCTGAGGCAATGAGACGAGGCAGATATGCGCTTGGTAATCAAGCGATGGCAGATATGAATCAATTTGTACCACGAAAAAATAATAGTTTAAGGCAAAGCGCTCATTTATCAAGTGAAGGTGAAAAGATTATTTATGGTACAAAATATGCGAAACGCCAATTTTATCTAAATGGAAAAAAATATACTACGCCTGGGACTGGACCACGGTGGGATTTAAAAGCAAAAGGTGCTTATATGAATTCGTGGGAACGTGCCTTTTTGAAAGGAGCGGGTATTAAATAATGGATTTTCTTGATTGTTTAAACGAAAGGATAAATCAGATTCCAAATTTGCCGTTAAATATCCGGAAAGGATACCTTTCAGCACTAGAAAGTTTAGTGATTTACTCATTACCGGGCGGTAAGGTAGAAACCGAATATTATGACGGAATCAAAGACGAGTTGTTAAACTATGAAATTGCCATGAAATCAAAAGACGGTAATAAGTTAGAGCATACGTTGTGGCTTCTTTCAGATGTATTAGAAAGTATTGAAGAATTATCAAGTAAAGATGGCTCTTTTGAGTGTAATAATTTAATGATAACGAGCAAACCGTTCATTAATGAAGCTGATGAACAAGGTTGGTTCGTTTTTTTATTAGATTTTCAAGCAAAATTAACCACATTTAAGGAGGAAAATTAATGTTATTAAAAATGAATATTCAATTGTTTGCACGGAACAAAAATGCAAAACGGCAGCATTTTATTGCTGAGTATGTACCTGGGAAAGAAACAGCACCAACTACCGAGTTAGAGTGGAAACGTCTTGCCAAGTACATTAGTTCAATTGGCGATGATACCGATGAAGAAACGGACGATGCAGGTTTCTATGATGGCGATGGTACACCAGAAACTACAGTGACTTCTGTTTCTGGTGCTTATAGTCCTGAAGGATTTTATGACCCAGAAGATCCCGCACAAAAATTAATTGCAAGTAAAAAATACAAAATTGGAGAAAATCGTAAGATTTGGCATAAAATTATTATGACGAATGGCGATACTTATGTAGGGCGTGCAACAGTAACAGATATTGTCGCTGGTGCAGGAGATGCGACAGAGTATGAAGATTTCAGCTGCACGATTACCTTTGATACCTTACCTAATATCACCCCAAAAGTATAACCCCAGTAATCGGTAAAATGACTCCGACTAAAACTGGGGTAATCATTGAAATGGAGAAAGGAGAATAAGAATGGCTAGAGAGTATATTGTTTATAAAGGTGAGGAAGTCATTGTTCCGGCTAGTCCAAGCCCTCTAGAAATTACAGGTATTGAGCCAAACACCGACGTTCCATCAGGAACATACAAAGTAGGTTTTGCAGACGGCGGCGAAAAAGTAGATGTACCGTCATTTAAAACATCGCCAATTGCTGTAACAGGCTTAGAGTTTTCTCCTAAAACGTCCACAGCAAATGCGGGTACTGCAGGTAGCCGACAAATCACAGCAACTGTTTTGCCTGAAAATGCTACAAATAAAAAAGTAAACTATTCTATTACGCCTGTAACAGAAGGCCTTGCTGTCTCTGAAACAGGTAATATTACTTGGACAGAAACGGTACCAGTTGGTACTTATGTTACCGAAGGCGAAACAGAGGATGGTAAGAAAACAGCACAACATACCTTAACACTTAATAATCAAGCATAAATACGAAAATAAGGGCAGCTATTTGGCTGTCCTTATTTATGGAGGTAATTAAATGAAAGCATTAGAGATTAAAGTAGAGCGTACTGGTTTTCCAGTGAAAATTGCTGGGCACGAATTTTTCTTTGATTGTTCATTAGAGCATATAAAAGAATATGAAGAAACGTACGATAAAGTCGTACAAGAACTGAAAGACTTAGATGAAAATTCTGAGGAAATGAGTGATGAATTATATATTTCTGTGTTGACAAAAGGGTATGATTCCGTACTTGGTGAAGGTACGTTTGCAATTTTGTATAAAGACATCCCAGACATAATCGCATGGCTAAACGCCTTTTACGATTTATCAGTAGGTATTAGTGAATCTATTGAAGAATACACTAAGAAACAGACTGAATTATTAGATGAGCGTGGTAAAAAATCAAAAAAATTAAAACAAGAATATCTAAAAAAAGTTAGCAAAAAGAAAGGATGAGTATTATGCGGTTGAATAATCCGCTGACTACATCCTTTTCGTTTTTGGGCAAAGAATTTCCAATAAACTTAGCGTTTGATCATGTCCTTGATGTTTTTGAAATAATACAAGATGAGAGTTTGATATTAGAAGATAAGATTGAACTTTCGATTCTAATCTTAGTTGGGGAAGTTGATTTAGATATACTACAAAAATTTGAAATGTTTAAATACGTTTATGATGAATACCTGCTTTTAGGTCAACATTCCGAAGTTGAAACTGATGAATTAGGCAATGAATTACCAACTAAAATAAATAGTAAAGATATAGATTTGGTTTATGATGCCAAGTATATCTATGCTTCTTTTCGTCAAATTGGTATTAATCTTTTCGAAGAACAAGGAAAAATGAGTTGGGAAGAGTTTCAAGCACTTTTAGAGAGTCTACCAGATAATTGTATTATGCAGAGGATTATTCAGATTAGGAATTGGGAACCTCAAAAAGGGGAATCAAGTAAAGAAAAACGTCGAATGCGAGAGTTAAAAAGGAAATATGCCTTACCTAATACTGACTTAGGAGAGGAGGAAGAAGATGGCTGATGGGCAAGTTGTAATTGATGTTGATGTTAATGGTAAAAGTGTAGCTGGGCTTAACAGCCAGCTAGATCAATTGGAAGGCAGTAGTGACAAAGCTGGTTTTTCTATAAAAAATTTAGCTATCTCAATGGGATTAGTAAAAGTTGCTTCTGCAGTTGTAGGCAAAGCTATTTCATCAATTAAAACTGCATTCTCTACCGCAATTTCAGAAGGAGCAAATCTACAACAATCCCTCGGTGGGATTGAAACATTATTCAAAGGTAGTGCGGACAAAGTAAAAAAGTATGCAGATGAAGCGTATAAAACATCTGGGTTATCAGCGAATGCATATATGGAAAACGTAACAAGTTTTAGCGCTAGTTTACTACAATCTGTTGGTGGCGATACAGAAAAAGCAGCAGATGTTGCAAATATGGCTATGATTGATATGTCTGACAACGCCAACAAAATGGGTACAAATATGCAAGATATTCAAAATGCCTATCAAGGTTTTGCAAAGCAAAACTATACAATGCTTGATAACTTGAAATTAGGTTACGGTGGTACAAAAGAAGAGATGCAACGACTACTCTCTGATGCCGAAAAACTTACAGGCGTTAAATATGATATTAGTAACCTAAGTGATGTATACAATGCCATTCACGCAATACAAGAAAATCTTGATATCACAGGAACTACAGCAAAAGAAGCGGCAGAGACACTTAGCGGTTCATTCGCAGCTATGAAAGCTTCTTTATCTAATGTACTTGGTAAAATGGCTCTTGGACAAGATATCCAACCTTCTTTAAATCAGTTAGCAGAAACAACGGCCACATTTCTTTTCGGTAACTTTATTCCCATGATTGGAAATATATTAAAAGCATTACCAAGAGCGATTGTTACTTTTGTCAAAGCTTCTATTCCTCATGTAAAAGCGGCATTTGCAGAACTATTAGACTCAATTGGCGATAAATTTCCTATTTTTGATAAATTGTTTGAACTTATTAGTAAAAATGCTCAAATAATTAAATTTCTAGGTTCTGTTATTGTTGGTGCTATAGCAGGCTTTATTGCTTTCAAAGCAACTATCGGAATTATGAACAGTGTTAAAACAGCAATTAATGGTGTCAAAACGGCTTTCTCATTAATGAAAGTGGCTATGATGGCAAATCCTTTTGCTGTAGTTATCGCTGGAATTGGTGCATTAATCGCAGCTTTCATCTATTTTTATAAAACTTCAGATACTTTTAGGAATAAGGTTGATGGAATGGTGTCGACTTTAAAATCGTTCATGAAACCCATTGATCAAGTATTTAAAGGATTAAAGCTTTTAAGTAAAGGCTTTGTTGAAATGCTAACCAATGGTCCAGGAGAGAAAATCGCGGAATTAAGGTCTCAATTTATTAAGCTATTTCCTGAAAGTCTTTGGCAAGGAATGATTAATTTTACTGGAAAAATTAATGATATGAAACTTGGGATAAAGGCAATCGGAAAAATAATGTCTGGTTCAATTAAAAATATGAGCGAATTAAGTAATTTTCTTGAAGGAGCATTCACCGTCAAAGGTGAGCAAAATATCATGAAAATCGGTAAAGCAATAAAAAATGTGATAGATTCTCTAAAAAAACTTATAAACCCAACTGAGAGAGTTGGAAAATCATTTGATATAGTTGGTGTAGGTTTAAAAATTCTTAAAATGGTTATCCTAGGAATGATGGGTCCCGTTGGTCTTTTTATAAAAGTTTTTGAATTACTAGCAAAAGCTCTGGGTGGCGGAGATGTAAATAAAGGTATTGATACAATTATGAATTCTTTTAAAGGATTAGCTGAAGGAATCAAAACTTATGGGCCACAATTAGGTACAAATTTTGGTACAGCGCTACAAGGAATTTTAGGTGCGATTGCCAATGCTTTACCAGGTATTATTACTGGAGCTTTACAAGTAGTGTCTGGTTTTATTTCTGGTATCGCACAAGGATTGCCAAGCATTGTAGTATCTGCGGGAGAACTGATAATGGCGTTTACTAATGGAATAGTCACGCTGTTGCCTATCATTGCTCAATCTGCAGTACAAATAATCAATGCACTGACTAACGGTATCTTATTAGTTATGCCGACTATCATAGAATCAGCAACGACGATTATTACTACTTTTTTAGGTTCACTTACTGAAGCATTACCAAAGTTGTTAGGAGCTGGAGCTAGTTTAATAAATGCATTGCTTCAAGGTATAACAGAACAATTACCTAAAGTAGTGCAAAATATGGCTACATTAATTATCACGTGGCTTTCAGAGTTGAATAAACATTTGCCAGATATTTTGCAAGCTGGTTTCAATTTGCTGGTTAATTTTCTTCGTGGAATTGCAAATAATATTGGCAGAGTCACTAATGAAGCAATTAGTATTATCGTTAATTTTGTTAATGCAATCGGTAATAGAATGGGAGATATTATCGATGCAGCTGTTAATTTGATGATTAATTTCTTAAATGGATTATCTTCTAGAATGCCTGATATCATTGATGCCGGAGTGACGTTAATCGTTAGCGTACTACAAGGTATTTCTAATAATCTATCACGAATCGTTGATGCAGGTATGGATTTAGTAGTGAAATGTATAGAAGGAATTGGAAATAATTTATACCGATTAGTAAATGCAGCCGCTGATTTAGTCGATAAATTAGTTGAGAATATTATTAATTTCTCAGATAGAATGTGGAAAGCAGCTATACGATTAATTAATGGTTTAGCAGAGGGTATTGATAATAATAAAGAAGAGGCTAGAGAGGCAGTAAAAAGATTAGTAAATAGTTTAGGTTCTGCAATTGTTGGAGATGAACTATGGGATGCAGGTACATCTTTAATGGGTGGATTACTAAAAGGAATAAAATGGGGATTTGAAAAAGTTAAAGGCTTTGTTAGTGGTATCGCAGATACTATCGCTAGTTTAAAAGGTCCAATTCCATATGATAAAAAAGTTTTAATTGATAATGGTTCTGCACTAATGTTTGGTTTAGAAAAGGGAATAATAGCAGGATTTGATAATGTTAAACATCTTACTTCTAATATGGCAGATTCTATTTCTAAGGAACTCTCATTTGACAATGCTTTTTCAAATTTTAACTTTACTAGTCCAGAATTAGCATTAAACACAAATATGATGGGCGCTGCTAATTTGGGTAGCCAAATTGTAAATAATAGCAACTTTGCGAAAACCTACAATCCTACAATCAATATAAACATTGAACATGCAGATCTTTCTAATGAGAAATCAATTGAAGAAACTTCTCAACAATTGGCAACACTCACAGAACGACAAACAAGGGGGCGGCTATAATGGATTTAACGAACTATCCATATTTTCAATTTAGAGGGAAACAATCGAATGAATTCGCTATGCGGATAAGAAACGAAATGACGTTTACTATTCCGGAAGCCGCTTTGCAGTTTACAGAGGTAGATGGAAGGAGCTCTGATGTCATTTATGATAAAGGAAAATATAAAGACATCGAGAAGGTCTTTCCAGTACGATTGTATAAACAAGCAGATACAACTATTGCCGCGCAGTTAAGAGATATAGCTGCGTGGCTTTATTTATCAAAAGATTACGCTCCGCTTATTTTTAGTGAATATAGCGAATACTATTATAAGGCGCTAGGCTACAGCAAAGTAGATGCAGCAGACAAAACAAGAAGTTGGTTAGATGTTGATTTTGTTTTTAAGTGCCAGCCGTTCGTTTTTCGTCTTGATGGTGATGATGAAAGAGATATAAAAAGTGGAGGTGGTATTAGGAATCCAGAAGCTTTTTCTAGTCTGCCAATTATAACTTTCAATAAAACTAGTAGTACACAAGATAGTAATATTTATATTAATGGCCAACAATTCAGGATTGCAAAAGAAGCTGGAACAGGAAAAATTACGCTAGATTGCGAAGAAGGCATTGCTTATAAAGATGGTGGCCTTAATATCACAAAATATTGCTTTTTAAATACAGATGGTTATAACCCAATCACTCTGTCCCCAGGCGAAAGCATTATCAATTATACCTATATCACTGATTTTAAAATTAAGCCAAAATGGAGGACTTTAGCCGTATGAGCACGATTATTTTACATGATAAGAAAAATAACAATTGGAACTCCCTAGGCATAGGTCCTTTACAAGATGCAATAAATCCTCTTTCTACAAGGGAACGTAATGGTATTTATGATATGACATTCCAGTATCCAGTGGTAGGGAATTTGTTTCATGAGCTGAAAGTAGGAAGATGGATAGTCGCTGATGCTGGACCGACATTGGTCGCTAAAAGTCAACGGTTTGAAATTGCACAAATTACAAAACCAATCAAAGGGATTGTCACTGTTTACTGTGAGCATTATCGCTATAAATTGTTGCGCACAATGGTAAAAATCGGTTCCAAATATTCTAATATTTCGGCACAAACAGCATTGAATCAATTAAGAAGTCAGATGGAGCCTAAAAGTGATTTTACTTTTTACAGTGATGTGGGGACTACATCTTCAATTGATTTTACAGACCCCGCAAAATATAAAAATGCGCAAGAAGTTTTAGGCGGTGTCGCTGGTTCAATTTTAGATAATTTCGGTGGGGAATATCTTTTTAATAATAATCAAGTTCGCTTGTTAGCAAAAGCCGGTACCGATACGAATGTAGTCATTGCCTACGGTAAAAATTTAACAGATATTAATCAAGAGGAATCCATTGAAAATACGTATACTTCAATATATGGCTGGGCTAAAATCGGTAATGGCGATGATGAAAAAGTAATCACTCTACCAGAAATATATATTGATAGTGACTATGTCAGTAATTATACGGAACGTAGAATACAAATGGTTGATTTTAGTGATAAAGAGCCAAAAGATGTTGAAGCTTTACGCGGCATGGTTAAATCGTTTATTAAGTCTAATAATGTGGGGATTCCTCGTGTAAGTATAAAAGCTAGTTATGTAGACTTAGCGAGTTCCGTCTCAGATGAACAACTTAAAAGCCTTGAGGTTGTAGATTTATGTGATTGGGTAACGGTTGCGTTTAATCAACTAAACATTAATACAACGGCACAAATTGTAAAAACTGTGTGGAATATTTCTTTAGATCAATATGAGTCAATCGACTTAGGTGAAGCGAGAACTGATTTTGCTAAAGTAATTGAAGACTCAAAAGAAAATATTAATGATTTGTCAGACAAAATAGATTGGCTTGAACAAGCGCAAAAAGAAGCATCTGATATTATCAAAAATCCAGGAAAAGGTCATGTGCTCATATATCCGTCGCTTGCAGATCCTCAAGAACTATTAATTATGGATACGACAAGTATAAATACTGCTAGAAAAGTCTGGCGATGGAATATTGGAGGGCTGGGATTTAGCTCAACTGGATATAACGGTAACTATGAGTTAGCAATGACAAATAATGGGCTAATTGTTGCAGACAGGATGGCTACAGGAACATTGAGAGCTATTAACATTATAGGTGTGACAATTACAGGTAGTGACATTACAAGTGAAAGTGGCTATAACAAAATTATAATGTCAAAGGGAGCTATCAAGAACTACTATAATAATGTTTTAAAATCAACAATGGATGCTAACAAATTTTCAATATATGATTCTAGAGAAATTGAATTGATGCAACTAAATTCTGATGGTGTGCGATTTAACAAAGAAGGCACTTTAAATAAGTTAGGAGGTCTGGGTAGAGCATTTTCTACTTCTTTAGGCAAAGAAGAAATCCATATTTATTCTGAACCAGGAGTGTTAGCAAGTGTCGGAGCAAAAAAAGTCTCAGGGAACGATGTTGCGAGACATTTTACAGTTTTTGACGCAGGGGTTCAAATATCAAATTTAAACATGGGTGGAAGTTATGTTGGAGGATCTGGAGAAATAAAAAATTCAACATTGGTAAATACTAGTGTTAGTACAAAATTTACAGTGAATAACAATGTTAACTTAGGATTTTACTCTAATTTAAACATGAATGGTTTTTCAATTCTAAATCAATCAGATGTTCGGCTAAAGGAGAATATAACAGATACGAAGATTGATGGTATCAAAGAAACCAAAAAGTTAAACTTTGTGGAATTTGATAGAAAGCAAAACTATAAAAGTAATAATCCAATAGAACAGCCTTCTAATAAAAGAGAACTTGGGCTAATTGCTCAATATTCACCATTTTTAAGTGTTAAACATAATGAAGACCACTATTTAAGTTTAGATATGAATAAACAAGTGATGCTTAACAGTTTAACTAATAAACAGCTTATTGAAAAAATTGAACAATTAGAAAAAAAAATAAACAAGCCTAACAAGAATAGAAGAAAATATCATAGAGGAGGGATTTGATGGCGAATAAGATATTAAATCTCGATTTTTCAAAGGATCCAATCATGCCACCGATTATTTATGGACGCGTCGGCGATGAAAAAATGCAAACAATTACTGTGAAAATTTCTCGACGAGATGAGATACCAGATTTATCGGGTGGAATCATTACCTTTGAGGGAGAACCTGCAGGCGGAAAAGTGAAAGTTTTTGATTCTGAAAACGTCTCTTCTAATAACGCTGGATTGCAAAAAGGAACATTTGAATACACGTTTCCTAGTGCAGCGTTTAGCGTAGAAGGGACGTACAAAAGGGCATATTTTTCGTTTCAAAAAGATGGGAAAAGAGATACTACGGGAGACTTTAAAATCATTGTTAAAGGAAATGCTGACATTGATGCCGGAGAAGCTGAAACAATTATTACTGAATACAATAAACTTGTAAAAGCTTTGAATGAAGCATATCAAGCTACACTAAATAAAATGAATACTGATTATGATGATGTTGAAAAACGTATTGAAGCGATCAAGGTAGATTTAAATACGCTAAAAAAACAAATAACAGATATATTGGTGGATGCAGAAGGTCGCATTTCAGCCATTGGGAAGTCAGTAACAGATGAAGTTGATGCAGCACTTGAAAAGTTTAAAGAGGGAAACTTCTATACGAAACAGGAAGCTGATAATAGATTTTTAAGTAAAACGGAAAACCTTGACATTCAAAATAAAAAGTTAACTAATGATGATGGTTCAGGTCTACCTTTGCCAAAGGGAGTAACTTCATTTAAAGAATTATCAGGTTATGCTGGTTTTTATTATCTAAATGCTATAGTTGCGGGAACAATGACTGACAAAGCAGATTTGCCACCTGAATTTAAATATTCTGCTCTATATGTTTATCAACATGCCATTGCGGGCACTGCAGGATCTATGTATCAAGAAATTAGAATGAATTCGTTAGCAACACCTTTAATTGCATTTAGAACGACTTCTCCTAATTCTTCTCAAAATAGTCCGTTCAAAGTTTTGGCTACTACAGATAGTGTTGTTAATTTATCGAATAATCAAGAAATCGCAGGTGTAAAGAATTTTTCAGACGGACTACAAATATCAGGTAAGAATTTAACCGATTCTTTAATGGAAATGTTATTAAACGTAGGGAAAAAAATCTGGGAAGGCGCAGCCTATCTAAATGAGACTCAGTCTGTGAAACCAAGTATACCTTTAGACAAATGTTTTACAGGTTGGGTCGCATTGTACCAACCCTATGATAGTAATACGGGAAAAGCGCGGCCATGGGATTTGAATTATATGTTTATTCCCAAAACTCATGCGGTGGATTATTCGGGTGTGGCTATTGTTCATCATTTGGAGACTTTAAATGGTGCGAAATTCAATAAGTATATTTATGTAACAAATACAGAAATTAAAGGACATAAGAATAATGGAACTGCAACGAAAGATTATGTGATTACAAAACTTTATTCTGTGTAATAAGAATATGAATAAGCCGTTTAGCGAAAGCTAGGCGGTTTTTATTATTGGAAGGTGGAACTTATGACGATGTTTGATTACTTTAGACATTTTTTAGAAACAGAAGACACGAAAATTTTATTCATTTTAGCATTAATTTGCACGGCGATGGTCATTGACTTTTTTACAGGAACCTTTGCGGCAAAAATCAACCCAGATATTGAATTTAAATCAAAAATAGGCATTAACGGCATTTTACGAAAACTAACGAGTATTTTCCTACTCGTATTTTTTATTCCATTGTCGGTTATTGTGCCCGGGGGTGCAGGAGTTGCTTTATTATACACGCTTTACCTTGGTTACTTATTAATGGAAATAAAATCCATCATGGAAAACTACCAAAAGATAGGCGGAAAAACGGATTTATTTCAGCGGTTTATTGACAGTTTTAAACCACCAGATAGAGAGGACGATGACAAATGACACTAACAGAAAAAGCGCAAGAGATCGTTTTGGTGTTAGAAAAAGAAGATCTTTCAAATCAAACAAAAAAAAGAATGGCTGTCGCAAAAATGAATGAGTGGGCATTGGCTACAAAAACAGAAGTAACAAATGAAGAAATCGAAAAAGAGATAGAAGGTGCTTACAATGGGCTTAAATAATCAATTGAGTGTGGAATGGTTCTTAGAGAGAGTCGGAAAAATAACCTATTCTATGGTTGGTTCTCGTAATGGAGCTGATGGAACAGCGGATTGTTCAGGATCAATGACGCAGTCTATTAAAGATTCTGGAGGAGTAAACTATGACTACTTGTATTCAACGGTAACACTAGGAAACTATTTAGATAAAAACGGGTATCAACGTATTTCGGTGAATCAAGATTGGCACGCACAAAAAGGAGATGTTGTTCTCATGAGTTGGGGAGCTGATATGTCTTCAAGCGGCGGAGCTGGCGGCCACGTTGGTGTCATGATGAACGCTACTGATTTTATTAGTTGTGATTATTGGACCGGAGGACAACCAGGAACAGCGATTACTCAGCATAATTGGGATGAGTATTATGCGGCTACCAAGCCAAATTACATTGAGGTTTGGCGATTTCAGAACAATCAACCCACTCCACCAGTTCCTCCAGCACCTAAGCCAACTAAGCGACGTTATGGATACCGAGTAGATGACTTACAGTTCGTGAACGGACTTTGGCAAGTAAGAAATGATGTGTTGGGACAGCCAGATTTTGACTGGACAGAAAACGGGATTAACGTTGCCTATATTGATAAAATCAATCCAGCAACAGGAGAGAATACACCGGATCAAGAATTAAAAGTCGGCGACTACTTTTCTTTTCAACCGTCATCCGTAGGGATTATTACCGAACAACACTCTTTGAATGGAAAAACAATTTCACATGTGCAATTCCCTGACGAGTTTATTTGGTTGTACACAGAAAGTGTTGAAAAATTAATTTATGGATAA